TTGTTAGTAATATTATTTGCCAGAGTAGCCATTGCTGGAGCGAAAACATCCATTGTGTCAGCCATGCTAAGTTTGATTGCATCGCCCAGATTTTTGAACGCAGACTCCATTTGCATGATTTTTCCAGCACTTGTCTCAGAAATATTACCGACCCTTTGAATCTGTTCTTCAGCTTGTTGGAGAAAGGCTTCAGTAAATGCTTCTTGCGCGCTCAACCCGGAAGCTTCAAGCGCTTTTACTTTTTCATCGAAGCCTTCTACGGCTACTCCAAGCTGGTCAAAGCGCATAGTGGTCTTGTTCGTCAAAGTCAATACAAGCTGGTTCATGTTCATGCCCAGTGCGCCTGCGACAGTGGTAAGTCTAACAACTTCCTCATGCGTATCTGCAAGTCCAAGCGCCATAAAATTCGCTGCGCCTGCAACCAAATCTGCATCGCTAACCATGCCTTTAGTGGCTTCTTTTAAATCAGTTAAAAGAGCATCCGATACAATTCCAATTGATTCTGCTAAATTGTCAAATTTAGTTTGTGCGTATTCAAGCTGAGCGCCTTCTTTAGCAGTTTCATAAACCTCTTTTAGCGCCATACTAACTGCAGCCACTCCAGCAGCAACCATGCCAGCAGTGCCAATTACGCTGGATAATGAGGCGCCAAAACCTTTAACTCCACCTTCAGCTACTTTGCCAGTATCGCCAACGCCCTTGATTTCTGACTTAACCTTGTTAATTTCACCGCTGGCCTTGTTCAGCGCGCTGATTACAATTTGCAGATTAGCCATACTTTTCCCTCAACTCATTAACTTCCATCACGATATTCCACACCTGCTCATGCTCACGCTTCCACTTTGCGGATTGACCCGGAATTTGCCCTTCGTTTTTGTATATTTGGAACGCCCGATACACATTGCCAACCTGCCTCAATTTGTGCATTAATCCAGCGGGCTGCTCCATTACGCCGCCTGAAAAAGGAAGTGCATGATATTCTTCACAAGTCAAACTAAGCTCCAGCAAGCTTGGTATCGTTCCTTTGCCTTCTGCATAATCGGCAACCTGTATCAGGATAAAGGGTCGAGGTTCATTGCCTCGCTAATCAGCTTTGCAATGCAATCTGCCAGCCAAACGATGTGCGCAGGCTTAGCGTTGTCTACATCCTCAAGCGTCCATTTAGGCTCAACCATAAATCCGCACTTCACCGCTGCCCGCACGGAATCACCACGCCATACGGATAAAGGCTGCGTTTCCTTGCCAATCATTTCGCGGTGAAAGTCCTCAAGCATCTTTTGGTTGATTTCAGTCAGCACGCACTTGCCAAATTTCTTATGCTCAAATTCCATTTCTCTCCTATATTATTTAATATTATGCTAAAGTTTGAGTAGCAGATTTGGTCTCAATCTTTAGCCAGTTAGCCAGAGTTGGATTATACACACCATCCAAAACCAGATCGTAAGTCGTTACGCCATTGCGATCTTGGAAAAGCTCGGGTGCTTGCATAGAATGACCGGCAAAGGTAATAGCCATTGAGCGTTCAGTTGTACTTGTACCAGTTTTGTATTCTATCTTGACCTGCCTTTCCAAAATAGCTGAAGCTGTAGTACTCAGCATGGCAATTAAATGGTCATCCGTTGTATCATTCAGCTCAAAGCTAAGTCTAAGCTGTCCATTCCACTTTTGGTCACTATAAGCGGTTGGTGTACATTTACCCAAATACCCACGATATTCGCGATTTGAGTTAATTGAAAGCTCCCAGCTAAACGCAGAATCGGCTAATTCTGTAAGTGATGTGGCATCCCACGCTCCGATAGAAACTTTAGCCATGCAGCCACTCATTCTGGTAACAGCCGTCCGGTCTGATAGCGAAGCCAAAGTACCCTGAATAACTTTCCCGCCGATAATAGAACCACCCACCTGAACGCCCGTATTATTCGCGCCGGATAGTGTCAGGCTTGCCACTGAAGCGTCCTGCAGCTGCCAGACTTCGTTAGTCTGCCCATATTGAAGCGTCATAAAGTGTGGAGTTACTGCTGCTGTTGTCGGTGCATTATATGCGCGTACGTATGGTAAAGTACTAGTTGGAGTAGCAGCACCAAATAAAGCGTCGAGCCAATAATTCACATCCTCAAACGTTTCATCGCTGACCTCAAACGTAGCTGAACCAGAGTAATTGTCCAGCGTTGTTTGGTGTGTCGGAGCAAGTGTTCCCCTTAGCTGGTCTAACGCACGCGTCTGGAACTCAGGACGCAGCCTAAAGCTGGATACATTCTGCAACTTGACAGTTGCAGAAGTTTTTGGCGTTCCGAACACGGTTTGCCATGCGGATTGTAAAACATTATGTGCATTAAGCATCTTTCACCTCTAACTTTTCTTTCTCATGAACATAAAGACCGGCTTTCAAAGCCGCCTCTTGAATTTCTTTAGGCAATTTCGCCCATTCCTCAGCGCTCATATCCCGCGCCGGAACGCCTGCGAAGTAGCCACCGCCTTTGTAGATATATCTATCTTTATCCACTCACTACCTCCTTGATATTCAACTGGCAAAGTACGCCAGCGTAAAACCGCCCGCTTCCACGCGGCCACTCATATTCGCCCGGTGTCACTGATGCAGACTCCAAAGCCGTGTTAGCATAAGGGCATCTAAATCCCCTCAGCATATCTACATATTTACCAGCATAATCAACAATCTCTGGTGCAAACTCTCTCAGTCCAATCCCCTGTTCACTCGCTTGCCAGAGCATAAGGTCGGTAATCTGCCAATTGACCGTCACCCCCGTGCCAATCGCGATAAAGCTCAAATCCCGCCCTTCGCCAGGAGTTCCCCCTACCGGAAGCAATAACCGGCAAGGCAATTGCGAGGTTGTGATATTCTCTGGCAACTCATTCAGCCCATACACAATCGGCGTTTTACCGGAAGCGGTTGTAACAGATTTCGCCTCAAGTGCGCTGTAAACTTTCATTATCACACTCATACCGCCGCCCTTCGCTTATACCGGTCAAGTAACTTCTGCACATCCGCAGGCAATCCGCTTGGCATGATCGTTACACCATCGCCCGTCACCATCGGCCGGTCAATGTCAGCGCTGGTATCCTTTTGCCGGTATAGAAAAGCTGCAAGCCTTATGCAGGCGTGAGTGATATCAGCCGGAGCGGTTGCAGAATAGCCCCACGTGCCAGCAACGCTAATCTCGCTGTCGGCATCGGTAAAGTTCCACGATTGTTCTTCATCTAACCTAATCATCCATTTCGGATTATCATTGCGCGGAAAAAGCCGATAGCTTCCAGAGGCAATCTCCATACCATCACCATTTGTCAGTTTGGTAACAGTAAGCAGGTCGTAACCCCATAAATATAAATCCCGCCCGTCAATATCGTCAATGGTAAAATACTTGGTTGCTGTCTCAGCTTCAAAACGCCTGCCAGTGTAAGCGTCAATTATACCTTCAGCTCGTGTGAGCAAGTCAGTAAGCAGAGGGTCGTCTTCGGTCGTGGCAACGCTTATACCTAAATAATCTTTTAGGTTAGTCAGGCTCGCGTAACTCATTTGGGTTCCTTAACTTTCTTAACTGTTTTAATTACCTTAGCCTGTGGTTTATTGATTATCTTCACCGCCGGCTCTTCAGCATAGGTAATAAACCCGCAACGCACATAATTGTCCACATATTTATCTGGCATTTCAGCAGTCGTGCCTTCTTTATAGGGCACTGATTCGCCGTCAATATTGGCAACGAAATTGCGCATAACATAAATCTTGATAGACCCATTCATAGTTTCACCTCTCTTAAACGGAATTAGTATATCACCATTCGGCTTTATATGCCCGCAAATAACATCAAATCGGCAGATTTGTTTGAAGCCGTGCCTCAAACAGTCAGCGGCGAAGGGCATATCCGGGCACGGACTCCCGGAAGTTTCATTCCGCCGCATATCGAATGTTTCCAATACTTTGCGTCGAATTAGTGTGCAGCCAAAGCCATATCCGCTTACCTCAATCCAGCCCTGCTCTCTTGCCCTTTTCAAAATCTCTGGAAAGTTAGACAAGCTCATATCAGGCCACCCTGATTTAACCGCTCTGGCAGCATTCAAATATGTATCAGTACGGCGAAATAGATAAAGCCCGTACACTACATCTGCATCGGTTGCCAACATCTTCACCAACGCATCTTCGGGAATTATCATATCGTGCTCAACAATGAATAGATAGTCATAATCACCATCGAGGATACGCTGCCTTGCATAGCGATATTGGTGCAGCGTGTTTTCATGATCTACTTCACGTTTTCCAGTAATCGGATTCGGATTGTTAGTACTTATCTCAACCTCAAGTTCAACACCCTCAGGTACTTTAATCTCGGAGATACTTTCCAGCGTTTCATTGCGAATCGCTAATTCCCCATTAGCTAATTTATAAGTCGGACAAAACAACAGAATTTTCATCTCTCGTATTTATGCCCTTCTAATCCAAAATTGATAAACGGATTTAGACTATAAACATTGCAGCCGTAAACTTCTTTTAGCCTCGCCCTCAGCGCAATCGTCTGCGGCTCGATTCGAGTAATAAAATCGCGATAAAATTGTGCGCCGTGAGGGGATTCGTCATATTCAGCAATATTCATCATCCCATCCAACAGTCCGCAATCATGTCCAACGATGATAATGTTCGCGGCTCCCATATAAGCCGCAATGTGAATTGCGCTTGTTATAGTGGAGAAGGAAACAACAATCTTATCTGTCCCTACCACACTTAAATCAATCCTATCCATTTTATTGTTAAGATGCTCGAATACATAATCCGCGCCTTCATTCCTTGCTAATCTCAGCGTGCCGCAATCATATGCACTGCAAATCGTCTTAAACCCAAATTGTTTTGAAGCTTCGATAGTGACAGCCATTCTATTAGAATCTTTTCTGACAATGTAATCTAAATTAGTAAATCGCTTCCAAATTTGATTAACTCCAATAGCAAGCTTATTGTCAAAAAAGCTTTGGTCAATATAACCGGCAGAGGCGCCGGAAGCCACAACATAAATGTCATATCCCTCGTGAATATTTTTCAATTCTTCAATTGTTTTCACAGCGCCTCTGCTTCGTTAGTTAATCAGTCTACGTAGGATGAATCGCGTACTGGAACGCCTCTGCCTGCAGAACTGCACAGCCGAAGCGATAGGTTGCTAAAATGCCAACCTGCCCGGTACCAGCATAAAGCTCATTCAAGCGGCGGATTCTCAGCCCGCGATTGGTCACAAAGCCCATGTAGTTGAAATTGCCAAATAGCAATGATTTATTGGTTGCACCAATAGCTGCTACGTTGCTATTCAAAATCACGGGGTAACCTTCCAGCGTCGGCCCGTCTACAGTACCGCTCAATCGAGCAACACCGCTTGTGAAGATGAACTGACTACCGGTCAGCCCTTTCAGATAGAACCATGTAGCAGGATTCATTACCCAAACTGCGCCGTTGTGATAAGGTGAGCCAAGCTTACCCATCAATTCGGGAATTTCAGTCGCGCCAATAGCAGTTGCGCTATCAAGCGCTAACCCAGCAGTTCCACCAACAAACGCACCTTGCGGTTCGGTTGAGCCAGCACCTACCAAAGCGTAATAGTTTTCGGTCTCAGCCACAGCCCGCCCAATTGCATTGGTCAGGAACGCTTCCAGATTGCTATTTTCATCCTCCAATAGCTCTTCTGAAATCTTGATCAACTTGGTGAACTTGTAGATGGTAACTGGAACCTGACCAAATATTGGTTCATCTTCAGCAGCACTAATTGGTCCCTCTTCAGCTACTTTTGTGAACTTCGAAAGGCTTCCGCTCTCAGTCGGGAAATTATATTTATCCCGATTTGTGGTAACACGCATCAAACCAAGCCGACTGATGATTGATTCCTCGTCACGCTTAGCGATAATCGAACCATATTCATCATCAGGAACGAGATATCCACCCTGTCCAGCATCGCCTTCCATTAATGGATTAACGTTCAGTTTTACCGCTTTGCGGATATCGGATTCCTCACCAGTGCGAACATAGTTCCAGAACGCGCTCTTATAGCTCTTTTCGCCTAAGCCGTCAATAACAGCAGGCGCTTTTACAGTCCGTTCACCACGTTCTAAACCGGGCTCGGATTTCAGCTCTTCTACAACTGACTTGCGGATTTCATCGACAATTGTCTTGATATCCACTTTAGGCTCTTCAGCCTTTACCTCTTTTTCGACGGATTTTTCTTCGTCCATAGTATTTTCCTCCATAGGAATTATTGAAATTGAATTTGATTTAGATTCAGCTTCAACCGATTCCTCGACCGCATCCACCGCTGATTCCTCAGCCTCCGGGATTGCCTCCGCGATTTTCTCAGTCTTCGCTTCGATTACAGCGAAATCGTTCGCTGGTAGTCGCCACTCAGTGATATCAAACAGCGCAAGCTCACCTACCGGCCACACGCTGATTAGCCCGCCTGCATCTTTTCTGACCAGATGATTTATTGCCCCGCTCGACGCCCGTAATTCTGTTATGTCAGCCTTCATCAGCCGTTGTGCCAATGGCTCTTCACTATCCAAAACAGGCTCAAACCAATGCCCGCGTTCATCAGCTCCAACATATGTGGCTCTGCCAATAAGTGCTGGTATTTTCTGCTTCTTACCAATTGTATCAGGATCGAAGCCATGATAATAAGTTAAGTTTACTTTATCACCTACTTTCAGCCAAATGTCCGTTTCAGGTGTAAAAGCTTCACCATCCAAATCGCGCCCGTCTATTGGACCCCCAAAAGGAACGCCAAGCACACGCCAGC